TGCATGGGGACAGGCGCATCAGACAGCTCCTCCAGAATGAGTGCTGCACGTCCGACACCTTGGCGCAGGTTGTAGAACTCTTGGGGTGGAATCCAGCGTGTGTACTCGCCGGTGTTGTCAGGTACGCCGAGCACGTCAACAGGGTCACGCAGGGATGCCGTGAACTCGACGATCTTGTCGGACTCGATACCCAGCTCAGAGATAACCTCACGAGCACAGGCTGACTTGCCACCACCGGGTGCGCCGAGGATGAACGGGACAACGGCATTGCCGCCATCGACACGGAACTGCTCGAGAACGGATGTTTTGATATTGCTGTAACGCATGATGATTCCTTGTGTGTTGAAACATAGTTATGCAGCGTCTGGATGCCTGCCCCCATGCGTGACGCTTGAACGATGGGGTAGCCGAAATTTGTTTGGTTGAATGTATGTAGGTCGTCTTACGCAAACCTTACACGGTCACACGTCAACGTGTAACTTCTTGAGCACCAGCCCTGTGGTGGCGTGGGCTTCTACGTACGCCTTGGCATCATCCAACGATGTGAATGATGCAGGTGGTTGTTTGGATATGCTGCCATACACGTTTGCATGGAAGGTCCCATGGTCGGTGACTTTGATGTAGCCCACTTGGTTGACTACTACGGACTGCTTGCTGCCATTCCAGCCCTTCATGTGGACTCTCATGGACTTGGCCAAGTGGCATCGGTGGTAGCCGCCTGATGGTGCGGTCGCACCACCCTCCCATATGAAGTTCATCCCGGCCTCCATACCTTTAAGTCCATGAGCAGTACTGCGAACATGAATATGTACACAGCGATTAGTAGTGCAAGTCTGAGTCTCATGCGCCCTCCAGTTTGTTGGCTATCTCGATGTGGTGTCCGTACCATACGGTGTTCCCCAAACAGTCGCGCCCGGATTCCAGTTCCGCCCCTGTCTCACATTTATTGCGCGTGGGGCAGCCACGGCACGGCGTTCGCGGGAACAGTGTTCGTATGTAGTCGACGTCGTACGCCCACACGTTGGGGTCGTCTGGGTGTTGTCGCAGTCGTTGGGCTACGCTTGGCTTCATAGCTCTCTCCAGCCCACGGTTATGCGGGCGATCAGTTGTGCGAAGCTGATGCGGTGCAGTGTCCCGAACCCGTCGTCCTGCCATACGGATGGGACTGACCCATGTGCGGTGTGTCTAGTCATGGAGGTTCTTGCCTTCCAGTTTGAGTGTGACGACCATGAGGCAGGCCGTGTCGTTGAGTGGACGCCAAACGATCTTGCCATCACCGCACCCAGCAGGCAGGGCGTCGCATATGTAGGTGTGCAGCCTGCCTATACAGCCAGCGCACCCGTTGTCGTCATCATGCCGCGCCACGACCTCATACGCATCCAACCTGAAGGTGTCGCCGGGTTTGTATATGCGGCGTTCTGTCATATAGCTGTGCCCAAGCGGTTACGGATGTATTCGTACATTCGCTTGTAGGCCTCCTTGGATTTGTGGTTGAGCACGAGCTGGCGTATGGCCATGAGTTCCTCACGGTCTTCTGACTCGCTGGGCTGGTCGCCAAGGCCTCGGCTGTTGTATTCCTCCTCGATGGCGCTGTCGTCGAACTCACTGAGGTCAACGTCTACTTCAACGGTTATGGTTGTCATGTCAGTCTCCATTCGATGATGCCGAACACTACGGCGATTGCGGTGCAGCCAACGCTTATGAGCTTGGCGTCGTCGGCCGGTATGTGTGGTGCCATGATTGCGATGGCGAAGATGAAGAACATGGATGCTACTGTCATGTCATTGTCCTTTGCTCAATGTGAACGGCGTACCCAAGGCGCTTGATGTGCTCTATGGCTGATCGTGTCAGGGTCTTGGTGCCGGTGAGTGCTGCGAACGTGCGTGCCGTGTCGCATATTGGGTAGATCGTTGTGTTGCCATACACATCTTTGAGGGCCACTGTGATGGTGCGTTCGTGTTGTTGGCCGGGGATGATGTAGTCCACGGGATTCTCCTTGTGATGTATACACACGTTGTGTATGTGTATGTTTTGGTGGCCTACCTGCTGAAGCGTTCGGCCAAGTATTCCCGATATGCGGTCTCCGGGTCGTCCATGTCCAAGGGACTTGTGCCTATGTCAGCCTCGAAGACGAACGGTTCGGTGTCGTCCATGTCTTCGTTGATGTATACATACATCAGGTGTTGGCGCTGGTTCATGATGACTCCTTACGTGTGTATACACACGTTGTTGATGTGTTGAGGGGGTAATTATCCAAGCAATTAGGCAAGATTGAGGGGTCTTGGATAATTGCAGTTAGTGGGTACTGATGCTGGAACCCGCATGGATACTGGCTTGTGGGGGAGTATTAGGGTTTACCCGGGGGTAATTATCCAATTATCCAAAAAAGCTGGAGGGTCAGCGAGGATTTTAGGGTCGTTGTGATTGTGTGCGCTTTGCGCACCTTCACACAAAAAACACACACGCATCGTCTGTGTGTACCTAATATCTTGGATAATTGGATAATTGTCTAATTGCACGTCTAACCCCTTGATTTTATTGAAGAAACCTATTTATCCAAGTCAAACCCCCCTTGGATAATTGGATAATTGCAAGGTGTGTATACGTACAGGGGCCTGCGGCCCGCTGCATTGGACGTGTGTATACATCACATAACGTGTGTATACACACGTTGCGTCTCAGACAGTGATAGCGGAGCGTGCGGCCTTGGCTTCTGCGGTGAATTCCTCAGCCGATGCGATCATCTCAATGGCAACAGCCTTGAGTTCCATGAGCTTGGCCAGTGTTGCACCTGCCTTGAGTGCGCCTGTCTTTTTGTCGGTGACATAGCCGCCAGACTTGGACAGCTTGGCCTTCATGATGCGTGCCTCGAATTGGTCAGGCAGTGACTCGAAGGCCGCACGATTGGAGATAACCATTGGCTCACCCAGTTGGGCGGCAAAGTATTCGCCTGCGGGTTTGTAGTTGCAGGCAGGGAAAGCGGCTTGCTTGGCAATGGCTTGGATACCACCGTTGGCGATACCATTACGGGCGGCTTGGCCCATCTTGCCCTTGGCATTGGCGAGCGCCATTTTGGTGTATGGGCTAGCATCTTGCACGACAGACAGTTGACGCTCAGTCTTAGTCTTGCCATAGACGTTAATCATTGCGGGTGTGAATTGTGCGAGTTCCATGATGATTCCTTGTGTTGAACGGTTGATGGTGACAATGCACCGCCTAACCCACTGCGAACAATGGGTTAGAAGTTGAATTGTGTGGTGGGCTTGCTGTTCTTGGTGCCCGCTTGATGTGACCTCATCGCCCCTTGAAGTGGGCGCTACTTGCCACTGTCTTTCCAGTGGGCCTTGTCTCCAACATACGGTCTTGCACCGCCATATCGGGTTGCGTAAGATTCACGGTGATTCAAGTTATCCGAACACGCTTTCCGGGTAGGTCACAATCAACATACGATTTTCGCTACAACACTACTGTTGCCAAGCTAATTCCCGTAACTCATGTACCGCCGTACCGCTTGCTCATTCGGTAGAGCTTGACTCGCATCAAATCAATGCAGTCAGGGTGTCTTCGACTATTTCGCACCCATCCCAAGCGTCACCAAGGGAGATTCCAATGTAAATTTTTAATGTTCGAGTCACCGTCCGCCCCACCATGTAACCCCGTGTCAACCCGTAGGTATCCACACGCACCGTTCCCGTAGGTCAGGCACTAGGCATGATGAAAACTTCATCCGGCTGAACGGTACGATCACCGTTCTACTACTGGTCAGGCCGCTACCGTGTAGTCAACCCTTCCACTACTGGTCGGCCCGCTACCACCACCCCCCCACAGGCCCCCCACACCCCCACCCCGCCCGCCCTCTGCTTACGACGCAGTCTTACAGCACACCAAACCTACGACGTGTATGTATACATACACCCCTAAAAACACCCCTAAAAACACCCCGCCCCCTTGCAAAAAAACCTCAAAAAATTAAAAAACGTATGTACAATACGTGTGTATACATACATTTGGAGCTTAAAATGAAGCGATGGAACCTGTATTTGCCCGAAGAATTGATCGAAAAATACCGTGTTTTGGCCACCCAAAAGGGCGTTTCCTCGGCTGAAATGGCCAGAATCGCCATGGAAAAGTACTACCAAGCCCTCGAGAGAGCCAAAAAACAGGCTTCGGAGGCCGCAAATGTCGCTTGAAGACACCTCCATGGACGACCTGCCGCTGGAATACAAGCCAAAAACGGTGTCGTTTCCCCAGATAAGTGAAGAGATGGTCGCTTCTGTCGCCTTGGGTATGGAGGATGAGCTGATTGTGGCCAGTCGGCATGGCATGTCGGTCGAGGAGTACACCGAATTGGCTGCGCAGCCGTGGTTTCAACTGCAAGTTCAGATGAAACGGTCAGAGTACGAGAAAAACGGCGTCACGTTCAAGGCCAAGGCTGCATGGATGGCCGGAGACCTACTCGATCAGGTGTACCTCAGTGCGGCGTCGACCGATGCCAGCCTCAGCCAGAAGCACGAAGTCCTCAAGACGCTCATCAAGGCTGCAGGGCTGGAGCCAAAGGAGGAGAAAGTCAAAGATGTGGGCCCGGGGTTCAGTATTTCTATCGACTTGGGCGGTGGGCAGTCCGTCAGCCTGACTAACCAGCAGAGCTTCACACCCGTTACACTGGACGCTGAGGTCAAGGAGATCAAGAATGCCTAAATCAAAGCTCGAGACTAGACTGACACGCCAGATCGCCGCACGCGGTGAAGACGATGCCAAAGAGATTGCTCGCGGACTGCTCATCAAGCGTGGGCACATCAAGTCCGATGGCACGCTCACGGCTGCTGGTAAGAAACGCCAAGACTTGGGTAACGGTGGTCGGGCCAAGGACCGCGAGTCGAAGTACTCTGGGGGTAAGAACAAGCCCAGCGACTACAAGTACAACGCCAAAACCAACGCGGCGACGCTGAAAAAATGACCGGCTCCTACGAGCGCACCGCGAATAGACTGCTGCGCGGACAGCCGAAACCTCAGCCATTTGGTATGCTGGTTGGCCACCACTTCTGGACCGGACACAAGAGTCTTCACAAAACCAGCCAGAGCCGTAAATGGCGGTTGTTCTGGCGTTTGAAAGCGAAGCGAGCATGAGCAGCACATATAAACCGACCGAAACACAGCGCGACTTCATGCTCGACGAGGCGTACGTCCGCGTGCTGGCGGGGCCAGTTGGCGGTGGCAAGTCGGTCACGTGCGTACACGAGCTGGTGCGTATGGCCTGCGGGCAGGCACCGAACGCCAAGAAAATCCGCAAGACGCGGGCTGCGATCGTGCGTAACACGGCGGACCAGTTGGCGCTGACGACTCGAAAGACGGTGTTTGACTGGTTGCCCCCGGGCGAGGCTGGCATCTGGAAGGCTGTGGAGAAGACGTTCATCCTCATGGCGAACTTGCCGGACGGTACCAAGGTGGAGTCGGAGTGGCTGTTTATCGCGCTGGATACGCCGGACGACGTGCGTAAGGCGCTGTCGCTGGAGACCACGTTCCTGTGGGGTAACGAGAGCCGAGAGCTGCACCCTGATGTTGTAGACGGCCTGCTGGGTCGCCTGAACCGATACCCGTCGATGAAAGACGGCGGGCCCACGCGGTCGTGTGCGCTGTTCGATACCAACATGCCCGATGAGGACACGTGGTGGCACAACAAGATGGAAGAGCCGCCATCGAACTGGGCGGTGTACAAACAGCCAGCTGCGATCATCAAGCCCGACGTGTACCTTGAGAAGTTTGGCGAAGAGGCCGAAGAGGTGCTGCTCGATAAGGACGGCGCTGAGTGGGTCGTGAATCCCGAGTGCGACAACTACAACAACCTGCCTAAGCAGTACTACCCCAACATCATCCCGGGCAAAACCGAGGACTGGCTGCGGGTTTACCTGCGCTCGGAGTATGGCCGCAGCCTGTCGGGCACGCCGGTGTACGAGAAGACGTTCACATACGATTTCCATGTTGCCAAAGAGAAAATCAAGGCGATACGCAGCGAGGACTACCCGGTGATCATCGGTCTGGACTTCGGGCGCACGCCCGCAGCAGTGTTCAAGCAGCGCGACCCACGCGGGCGCGTCGTGACGCTGGCTGAGCTGACGTCGGAGAACATGGGCATCGAGACGTTCTTGCGGACGAAACTGAACCCGTTCATTGCGAACAACCTGCAGGGGTGCTCGTTCGTCGTGGCCCCGGACCCCGCAGGGTACGCCAAGCAGCAGATGGGGGAAGTGTCGCTTGTGGATATCGTCAAGCAGGCAGGATTCAAGTGCCAGAAACCACCGACGAACGACCCGGAAAAGCGAGTTCAAGCCGTCGAACGCTTGCTTGTCCAACAGTTGGAAGGTAAGGCGATGTACCTGATAGACCCGGGATGCACGACGTTGATCAAGGGGTTCCGGTATGGATACCGGTACAAAATCAAGAAGTCCGGCGAGATGGAGGACAAGCCAGATAAGAACAGCTTTTCCCACGTCCACGACGCCAACCAGTACGCCGACTCCGTGATCGACATGAATATCCGGGGCGGGACGCTTAACACCGGCAGGCGTGAGATCAAGAAGTCCACATATGCCTACACTTGACCCCTTGACATGTCGGCGTACAATCGGGTAATCGCCCTTACAGACAGGATCACCACATGAGCCAGATGACTACGAACGCGCTCAACACCAAGACAGGTTGGTTCGAGCAAGTGCATGGCTCCGCAGGTCGACTGTTTGTCGAGGACGGCAACTCGGCGTTCTACGAAGGCCGTCAGTATTTCACGTTCAGTGAGTTCAGCATTGCTCAGGCTGCTGTTGGTGTGTACAAGGTGGTGATCACGGAAGACGTGATCATGCGCGACTTCTTCGTGCAGCTAGGTGTGTCGGCGGCTCGGGTCGAGATCGTCGTTGGGGGCACTGAGGGTGGGACGTTTGACACGCCGCTGACTCTACAGAGCACGAACAACATGCTGCGCACACCGGTGCGCCCGTCCACATCGGTTATGTCATACGGCGGCACGCACACAGGCGGCACAGTACTTGACCTGTTCGTGTTGAACTCAGGCAACAACCTGAACCAAGCCGTGGGCTCACAAGGTGGCGAGCAGTTCCCCGTGGGGTTCCCGCCCGGTACGTACTACGTGCGCATCACCAACACCGGCAACGCGACGGCGACAGGCCTTTTCAAAGCCCGCTGGACAGAAAACCCGAACTTCTAAGGCAGACTCATGGCCACAGGCATCGCACTCATCCCCGTCGCTCGCAGCTCCGATCTGGAGCGGGAGTCGCAAAAACGCAACACCGACATGCAGGCTCAGCCTGTGATCCAAGGGTTGGCCGCTCACGCACGCAAGCGCTGGGAGTCTGCCCGCGAAGCCAAACGGACCATCGAGGAGCGCATGCTGCAGTGTCTGCGCCAGCGCAACGGTGAGTACGACCCGGACAAACTGGCCGACATCAAGCGCCAAGGCGGCTCGGAGATTTACATCCAGCTGACATCGGTCAAGTGCCGAGCAGCGACGAGCTGGTTGCGGGACACGCTGCTGGGAACTGGCACAGACAAGCCGTGGAGCCTTGAGGCGACACCTGAGCCCACCATGCCCCCCGAGATCATTCAGGAGCTGATGGCCAGCATGCAGCAGCAGTTGCAAGTCATGATGGAGCAGGGCTTGGCCATGCCGGACCCCACGCAGTTGCGCGAGACCGCCCAGCAGATGAAAGACGCAGCAATGCGCAAGCTGCGCGAAGAGGCCAACGAGCGCGTTGACCGCATGGAACTGAAGATGGAAGACCAGCTCATCGAAGGTGGCTGGACAGATGCGCTGAATGCGTTCCTCGACGACGTGGTGACATTCCCCTATGCCGTACTGAAGGGCCCTGTCAAGCGCAAGCGCAAAACCATGATGTGGCAAAACGGTGAGCTTGCGCCCACCGAGGAAATCCGCAACGAGTGGGAGCGGGTTGACCCGTTCATGTTGTACTGGGCCCCATGGTCCTCAGACATTCAGGACGGCTTCATCGTTGAGCGTCACCGCATGACCCGTGAAGACCTGCAGGCCTTGATCGGCGTGCCCGGGTACAACGACGACGCCATCCGCTCAGTACTCAACTCCTTCGAGCTGGGCAACCTCAACGAGTGGCTGTGGACCGACAGCGCTCAGGCGACTGCCGAGGGCAAGGACACCACCCAGACGATCTTCACGACCGACCTGATCGACGCGCTCCAGATGTGGGACAGCGTGCCGGGTAAGGACTTGCTGACGTTNGGGCCTGTACCGACCAAAGAGACTTCCTAGACCCAGACCTGAACCTACCCNTGCGAAGTGTGGCGTGGTGGGCTCCACGGTGACTCCGCGCTGTGTTGAACTACGACCCGCTGGGCCGCAAGCCGTATTACGTGACATCGTACGAGCGCGTTCCGGGCGCTGTGGCTGGTAAGGGTGTGGCCGACTTGTGCCGTGACTCTCAGAACATGGTGAACGCCGCTGCTCGCAGCTTGGCCAACAACATGGGTATCAGCTCTGGCCCGCAGGTGGGTGTCAACGTGTCGCGCCTGCCCCCGGGCGAGGACATCACCGAGATGTACCCTTGGAAAATCTGGCAGTTTCAGAGCTCTGAGTTCAACGACGGCTCGCAGCCCCTGACGTTCTTCCAGCCGGGTAGCAACGCCAACGAGCTGCTGACTGTGTTCGAGAAGTTCTCGGCCCGCGCCGATGAGGACACCATGATCCCGCGCTACATGACGGGTGAGAACACACCGGGCGCTGGGCGCACCTCGTCGGGCCTGTCCATGTTGATCTCCAACGCTGGCAAGGGCATCAAGCAGGTCATCAGCAACATCGACCGCAACGTCATCGTGCCGTCCATCGAGCGTTTGTACCAAGACAACCTGCGCTATAGTAAAGACCCAGACCTGATCGGCGACGTCAAGGCCGTGGCCAAGGGCGCATCCAGTTTGGTCGTCAAGGAAGCCGAAGCCATCCGTCGCAACGAGTTCCTGACTTTGGTGCTCAACAGCCCAGTGGCCCAGCAGATCGTGGGCATGGACGGCGCAGCGGAGCTCCTGCGCGAGCAAGCTCGCAACCTGAGCGGCAATGTGAACCGGATCGTCCCAGACCGCCCAATGCTTACAGCCATGCAGACTCTGCAGCAGCAAAACGCTCAACTCCAAGAGCAGCTGGCCATGATCATGGGCGAACTCCAAGGCGGCGCACCCGGTGCTCCGGGCGTGACTCAGGGCCCAGCGCCGAAGAATATGTTGCCGGATGGGTCTCAGGTAGGGGGCAGGGAAATGGGTAACACCATGTCTCCGAGACCAAATGGTATTTAGCAGTTTGACTTTTTTTGAATTTGTTGTATAAAATCCACAAATGAAGACATTCATCGGCGCAAAGCCAGACCGGCAGCACATGCAAGCGTTGATTCGCTGCAAGCTGCAAGAAAATGAACCCTTGCTAGCGTTGTTCCGCGTAAAACTGGAAGAGATCAAAGCGTCTCTGGTAGTAGCGGAAGACCACGTAAGGATTCATCGTCTCCAAGGTCAGGCTCAGGCCTTATCAGATTTCCTCGAAGCGGTTGAAAAATCGTCAGAGGTCTTCGACCGGATCAAATGATCCGAATTTTGTAAATCCGCGCAAACCATTACGCAGACGGCAGACCGCAGTAGGAGCCTGAAGCAGAGTTGGAGCGACAAGGAGAATTGAATGGCATTGCCAAGACAAGTAGAAGCGCAGTTACGAGAACTGGAAGCACTGGAAAAGCAGCTCGCAGAGGGCCAGAATCCTGCACCCGCAGACCCTGATCCACAGCCAGCAGAGCCTCCCCAAGACCAACAGCCTCAGCCAGCTGAGCCCACACCTGTCGAGCCAACGCCGACACCGACTGAGCCCGTAGTCGCGGAAGAGAAATGGGAGCAGAAGTACAAAACCCTCAAGGGCATGTACGACGCCGAAGTTCCTCGCTTGCATGCAGACTTGCGTGATCTCAAGGCCCAAGTGGAGTCCCTCCGCAAAGCCGCAGAGACCAAGCCAGTTGAGCCTGCTAAGCCCGCAGCTCCGACAAAGTTGGTGACTGATGCTGATGTTGAAGCATTTGGTCAGGACTTGATTGAAGTCCAACGCAAAGTTGCCCGCGAAGTGGCAGCAGAGTTTCGAGGCGAGCTAGACGCCATGAGAGTCGAGAATGAGAAGTTGCGCGAGCAGCTGACCAGTACCGGCACCCAAGTGTCTGAAGCAAGTTTTGAGCAGCGCCTGTACCGTATGGTGCCGGACTTTGAAACAGTCAATGCTGATCCCAAGTGGATTGCTTGGCTCAACGAAGTGGACCCGCTGCTGCGAGCCCCCCGATCTTCTGTTGCACAACAAGCGTTCAACCGAGGCGATGCTGAAGGTGTTGCACACTACGTGGCGATGTTCAAACAAACCATTGCGCCCGTGGAGCAAAAAGCCGACAAGACCGATGAGCTTGAGCGTCAACTTCAGCCAAATCGTGGTGCCACGAGCGCCCCACCTACCTCTCAAAAGGGTAAGGTCTACACCAACTCGGACATCGAAAAAATGTTCCGTAAGGCAGCAGACTTGGGGACCAAAGGGCAAACCGACGCGGCAAAGAAACTTGAAGCTGAAATTGATGCTGCGTTCATGGAAGGTCGCGTAGTTGCGTGACCAGTGACACAGCGTTGAACCCAACCTGTTATTTTTAGGAGGCCATCATGGCTGCAGTTTATCCCGTCCAAGCCCCGTTCAATACGAACCCTTCGTACTCCGGCGCGTTCATTCCCACCCTGTGGTCCGGCAAGTTGCTGGCCAAGTTCTACCAGAACACCATGTTGTCGGAAATCGCCAACACGGATTATGAAGGAGAACTAAAGAATCAAGGCGATACCATCCGTATCCGTCTGGCTCCTTCCATCAGCATCTCTGACTACACTGTTGGCCAGAACCTGTCGTACGAAGTCCCCACTCCTATCTTCCAAGATATGCAAGTGAACAAGGGCAAGTACTTTGGCGTGCAAGTCAACGACGTGCTGTCTTATCAGTCCGACATGAACTTGATGAACATGTTCACTGAAGACGCTGCCAAGCAGTTGAAGATCAGCATCGAAAACGAAGTGTTCTTCAACAACATCGTGACCGAAGGCCCTGCCGCTGCCAACGAAGGCGCTACCGCTGGTGCTATCTCTGCTGCCTACAACTTGGGCACAGACATCGCTCCCGTGGACCAAGCCACTCCTGAGAACGTCTTGAAGGCGATCCTGCGTATGTCCACAGTGCTGGACGAGCAGAACGTGCCTGAAGATGGTCGCTGGTTGGTGATCAGCCCCTTCGACCGTCATCTGTTGATGCAATCCAACATCGCTCAAGCCTACTTCACTGGCGACGCTCAGTCGACCATCCGTAGCGGCAAGATCGGTATGCTGGACCGCTTCACTGTGTATGTGTCCAACTTGCTGCCTCGCGGCGCTGCTGGCAAGGCACTGGTTGCTGGTCTGTCTGACCCCGCCACTGGTGGTGCTGTGTCCAACGCTAAGGCTCGTCGTTTGATGGTCGCTGGTACCAAGGCAGCAATGTCTTTCGCCATGACCGTGAACAAGACTGAGCCCCTGCGTAACCAGATTGACTTCGGCGACATCGTCCGTGGTTTGGCTGTGTACGGTCGCAAGACTGTTAAGCCAGAAGCTCTGGTCGTTGCTCAAGTCGGCTCCGCCACTTGATGAAACGGGCCCCTCCGGGGGCCCTTTCTTTTTCATTTTTGGAGGTGTACCATGGGCACTTTTGCATATCAGCGCACCGTCGAAGGCCAAACGATGTCGTACACGACCATCGTCGAAAACCAAGACTTCTCTTACGCACGCATCATTGATGGCGTACCTGACGTGACCGAAGGCGAAGGCG